TAAGTAATCAGCATCAAACCCACGGTCGATAAGATAGTTTTTATGCCTTGCTGATAATGGTTCTGTATTGCTTGGTAGTCTATGAGCTTTACGGCGGATAGTGACTTTGGCTTGTTTTGTTTTTACAATGCCTTTGTACTGCCTTATAATTTGTTTGGCTTTCTGTTCTGATATTTTCAATAGTTTAGCTATGGTAGGAACGGTTCGTTTTCCGCCACAACGCCAACAATGGAAGTAATCTCCATCTTCATCCCAACCTAAATGGTAGCCGGGATTATCTCCTGTACAAAAAGGACATTCAACATTCACCCAACCGTCACGGTAATGTCTATCTTCGCTGGAGGCGTAGGGAATGGAGAAGTCGTCGTATAGTTTTGTGATGTTCATTTATGTTATTATACAAATTTTATTTTTAATACCTTGCCTTACCACACCACACCATACCCCACCAGACCGGACCAGACCGGACCACACCAGGCCCTACCTCATCTTTTCAAACCATTTCTTTACTTACTGTTTCTTTCAATAAATCATATAACTTTTCAAGTCGTGCCATCAAATTTGTATTTTCCCTATCCAACAAATCACTTTCAATTAAGTCAATTAATTGATTAACATAAAATGACTGATTCATACCACTTAATTTTTTATTGACTTCAACTTGCTTTACAGTTAATTCTTTCCCGGCAAGATGTTTAATAGTCCGCTTTAAAGGAATTAATTTGGTTTTATGATGTGCTGTTTTTCGAGTTGTTTTATTTCCTGTTTTTGATAAATGAGGGGAAACATGTAATTCTCCCGTATGTTCTGCTCTCAATTCTCCGTATTTATCTACTGTAATAGACAACGCCCCAGATATAACATCAATTGATAATTCAAGTGCTTCGGCTTTTATGATACAATGAGCCCGGTCGTATTGAGTTAACATTCTGCCATGAGAAGCATTATATTTCATAGCATCTAAAAACATATTTGCTTCAGATGTATATGATTTTAGAATAACGTTAATTGTAGGAATTTCTTTTTTGTTACTTTTAAAAAACCTTTTCCATGCGGTTACTCTATGGAAACCGTCAATTACACGTTTACTTTTCTTATCGGCTATTACAGGGGGCAATTCTACTCCTGCTTCGATACTGTCCAACATATAACCGGCATGTTGGGAATCAACTTTACATCTTGGATAAAGATCAAAGTCTAAAATCAATGAATTAATGTTTACTTTTTGCATTTTGTTTATTTTTAATTAGTTAATAATACCTTGCCTTACCATTCCTCACCGTACCTAACCTCACCCTACCTTACCAAACCGGGCCTCACCTCACTTGAAAATATATTGTTTAGTTCTTTATTGTTTTTGTAATTCCTTGCCTTACCATTCCTTACCCCACCTCACCAGGCCAAACCGAACCCCACCAAACCCCGAAAATATATATTATTTAGTTCTTGTCCTTTTATTATTTTGATACAATTCAACTGTATATCTACCAAATGAACCACGTTTTTCAGGACGATAATCCATTACTCCAATCATACGACCAGCTCTGTTAAATAATGTTATTAACATATCGGCAGGAATAAAATCACTGTCAATTTCTAAAGATAATAAGCACATCCAATTTTTTACTTTTGGACGGTGTCTCATTATACGTCCACCAGTGGATTTAATAACCACAGTACGACTATCAATTTCATATTCACTGATGGGTTTCTCAGTATCTTTATCCAAAAGAATTGTTTGTTCCTCTGTTAAAAATACACTTGCTTGTATTAACGATCTGGCAGAATCTTTACCTATTTTTTGATAGGCAGCTCCTTGCCAAAGACCACGTAAAAATGCAATTGATGGAATATAAAAATTACCATCTTCAGTAAGATACAATCTTTTTTCCGCATCTTCTTTTGGAGGAACTTTTTTTGTCCTTACTGATGTTGATCCCTGTTCGTTCATACTTGCTGGATTATTCATGAGTATCTCACTTATTCCAGTCATCTTAAATGTAATTACATTGATCATAATAATTTGTTTTAAAAAATTAATAATAGAAAATATATAAATTAAAAACCTTGCCTTACTATGCCCCACTTTGCCAAACCATACCTCACCACACCTAACCTGACCTCACCATAAACGAAATTTCTTTATTACTATATTATACAAATTTTATTTTAAACACTACGAAAACACCAATTTCAATTCCTGCATAGCTGTTTTAATCCTACCCAATACCCAATTTTTACGTTGAAAGAATATCCTAGTAATATTACTTTGAGCAACAGGAGCGGTTAGGTTATCAAACACGGTTGAATAATCCAAAATCATATTTACAATTTCTGTAGCGTCTTCCCCAAGTGATTCGAATAAAGAAGTAGATTCAACAGGACTATCAAACATAGTTAAGTCCTTCGTACAACTAATATGACCGGCTTGATGATAATCTTTTCTCAAATAGTTTACCAAATGAGAACTAATACACCACCACATATAAGTTGTGATTTTTCCTTTACTCGGATCATACGTTTCCAGGGCTTGCAGGTAAGCCAATGAAGCTTCCTGAAACAGATCATCCCAATCTTCTCCTGTGGAGTTGTGGAATGACCAGGCAATTTTCTGGATTAAACCGATGTTTGTTTCCAGTTGCCTTGGTTTGGGTTGGAGGGTACGTTTCATGATTTGTAGTTTTAGTTTTGTTTTTCATTATTTTTTGATAATATTCTGTCCAAAAATCTCTGTTTTTCTGAGTTTTTCCGTGACATCGTTTGCATAAAGTTATAAGATTAGAATGATCAAGATTTTGTTTATTATAATCAATATGATGCACATCTAACATATGATGAGGTTTATCACAGTTAGGATTTTGACATTTTCGTTTATCCCTCATTTTTATTTCTTCAATGAGCCAGTAATCCCATCCTTTAGCATAGGGAAAAGAAGATTTTCCTCCTTGCCAATTAGAAGCTTTTTCTCTTTTATATTCTCCTTTCAAAGATTTACTCATTTTTTGTTTAGATTCTTCTGTATGATGTTTTCCTTTGAAAGGATTAGGATTATGTTTGAAGAATTCTTTTAAGGTTTTAGAGGTCCTTTGTTGAGCATCTAAGGAATTGACTTTTCCTTTATTAGCTTTACTTATCTTTTTTCTTGTTTCTTCGGAATGTTTTCTACCTTTATTAGCTTCACTTATCTTTTGTTTCTGCTCTTCACTTAATTTTTTACCATACATTCCATTTCCTACCCCAGTTCGTAATTTAGATAGTTTCTTTTTTGTTTCTTCTGAATGATGCCGTCCTTTCCAAACGAGCCCTCTTTTTCTTCTTTCTTCAGGATCACTGAGAAATTCTTTCATGGTTTTACTTATCTTTTCTCGTCTTTTTTGTTCTGTAGTTGAATCTAATTTTATTTTTAGATTGTGCCCATATATGAATTTATTTCCAATTTTAGTAATAGGTTTTCCGCATCCACATTTACACTTTGGCATTTTTGTTCTTTTCATCATTTCATTTTTTAAGTTAATACAGGCTAAAGATAGAGTAAAATAATGAAATAACCAAATTATTATTCAAATTCATTTAATAAATCTTGAAAGACCCCAGGGGAAGAAATAGTCTCTCCATTCAATACTTGATCTAATATTTTTGCTTTTTTATTTACTAATCGCATTATTTTTTCTTCAATGGTATTAGCTGCAAGTAGATAATAAATATTAACAGAATTTTGTTGACCAATACGATGACATCTATCTTCTGCTTGGGAGTGCTCGCCGCTGGACCATCCCATTTCAATAAAGGCTACATTACTAGCCGCTGTCAATGTTATACCAACTCCAGCAGCCTTTATATTACCTACAAACAAACGTACGGTAGAGAGCTTCTGAAATGAGTCTACAGCCAGTTGGCGATTCTTACCAGTTACGGATCCATCGACCTTAACTGTTATTTTTGGAAATGCTTTCATCAATTCTTCAATAACAAATTTATGAGTGGCAAACACCACCAGCTTTTCATCTGATTCCAAAAAGTCACGGATCCAGTTAATACATTGTTTCAGTTTCCCTTTTACGGCTAACTGTTTCAATCCTTCAATCTCTGCCAGTGCCTGAGCATTACTAGCTCTTACGGCAGCTTCTTTGCCTTTATATTGTCTAACAAAAGAAATGAAATTGGTTTCGGCAAAGTTATAATCCTCCACGTTATCCAACTCAATGGGAATATAGCTGTAAACTTTATCCGGCAAATCAGGGAGTACATCTTTTTTCAAACGCCGTAGCATTATGGTATTGGTAAGTTTGTAATTCAACTCCTCCGTATTGCTGGCTCCACTAACATCATAACCAAATCCATTATATTTACGAGCACAATACTTTTCGGTATAATCCCATTGGCTAGGGAATATGGTACGATCAATTATATTTACGGCGTTGTATATCTCAATAGGACGGTTTACAATAGGAGTACCAGATAAACCAATAACATGAGGAATAAATTTACCAAGTTTCTTAACAGCTTTTGTTCGTTTGGCTTGATTGTTTTTTGTGTAATGAACTTCATCCAGGATCATTACTTGAGGCTTCAAACGTTTTATTTCAGTGATCCAGGCAAAAATAATATCATAATTGATAATAATTATGTGATTGTGGAAATGATTGAGAATACTTGTACCAAATGGAGTAGGAGTTGTTCCACTAAGAATTTGTACATTATACATAGAGGTCATCCAATCATTTATTTCCTTTTCCCAATTCAATTTTAAAGAGGCAGGAACAACAATTATAACAGGTCGGAGTTCAGGATGTAATTGTAACCAAGCCAATGCCTGAATGGTTTTACCCAAACCCATCTCATCAGCAATTAAAGCTCTACCACGTTTAGCTTCTAAAAAGCCAACACCTTTTTGTTGGAAAGGATATAACTTACCTTTTAACCCAGGCACCGTAATACTTTCTATATCGTCAACATGAACTTTACTCTTTTGGAGGAAGGATAACAGGGGAGGATCAACCGTGAATTTCCAGTCCAATAACATTTCAACGGCATCAATACTCAGTGGACAAGCCCAAAACTTACCTTCCGAGTGGTATTGGCGTCCGGGCAGAGTACGAACCCGATCTAAGTCATCGTAGGAAAAAGGGAATGTGACTTTGATTTTAGGTTGTACGGATTGACCGATTGTGGTTAGTGTCGCTGAGCGGGGTTTCATATCTTTTGTTTTATTTTTAATATACAAGACATTAACAAAGCAGACTGGTTTTTTGATTTATTATTGGTGTTTAGTTTTATATTAATACAAGATTTATTATTAACCCAAATGTATCCTCCTGCTGTTTTTACCTTATTATTTACACACATGGATATTCCGCCACTTGATTTCATACCAGTTTGTAGAGCAGCTTCTTTTTGGCTTTCATATTTAGCAATAAAATTACCATGTAAATCATATTGATATACAGGTTTGCTAACAGCCTCCTTTATTTTTTGTAGATGTTCTTTTGAAGGATGAAAAGGAGGATTGCCTTTTTTTCTTCTTCGAACACCTTTCATTTTTTCTCTATATTCTGGGTGGGTTTTCCAGAAAACTTTTCTTGCTTTCCTTTGTTTTTTTATAGCTTGTTTTGAATGATTCCTACCAAACATAACAGAGTTTGCTTTTTTAGCGATATTGAACTTTAATTTTTTTGGAATTTGGTCTATATAATATTGTTCTCTTTGGATTAGGTTTTCTTTTAAACAGAATTCAACGATTGAAAATTGTAAATCTTTCTTTTTATATTTATTATAGTGATTTTGTAGATAGGTATTATGATGATTACCTTTTTTTAAACTAGCAAAATGGTCAATCTTTCTTTCTCTAAGATTAATAGCACTACCAATATAAATTCTACCTTTTATAAAGGAGGTTATTGAATAAATTCCTGATTTTCCTTTTGGTATTCTAGTGCGTTTCATAATATAAATAAAAGAACCAGCACCAGAGCTGTCAACGATAAATATGAAAAACCGCTTCCGATTAAGGAACTCTGATGCTGGATTTGTTTTTTGAAGTAAATCATAT